GAAGATGAAGAATACGAAAGGGGATGTCTATCTATCGCCTTGATAGTAGTAATCATTTTCATTGCATTAACGGTTATAATTTTATCTTACGAATTATGAAATCAAAACAAGTATTATCAATAGAACAAATGAAGCACTTGCAGGAGCTTGGATTAGATACAAGCGATGCAAGTGTGTACTGGAAAAGGGTATCACATGGAAGTCGTATATATGATAAATCAAAAGGTAAGTGGTTTATGAGTTTGCAGAAAGAGTTTCAAACTTGCGGTTTTATATCATATGAAACACTACCTACTTACACTTTGCAGGACATTCTGGATAAGTTACCAGAATCAGTACAGGTATATGATTTGTACATATTTAAGAAAGTAGGGTTGTGGTGGCTCAAATATGTAGACGTAACGAATAATGGAACCGTTCGTTTAGAAAAAATGCCGAAGTTGATAGATGCAGCCTATTATATGCTGTGTTGGTGCATTCAAAAGGGGTTTGTTAAAACTAATAAGGAGGTTAAAGATGGAAGAAAAGAAAATTGACTGGGAACAGAGGCGTTATGAACTGGCTAAAGCTGCAATGCAAGGATTTTGCAGCAATCCACATGAACAGGTAATGAGTACTGGTTCAAATATGACAGCCCAAAGGAGCCTTAGTTTTGCCGATGCGCTAATAAAGAAACTGAAAGAGAATAATCATGGAAGCACATGTAATGAAGCTTGAAAACAATTGTGTAATTGTTGACGAGGAATATTTTAACGAGATAAAGAAGCAGTCAGAATTTAACCAGGAAAGGATAAATGAGATTGCTGAGGAAAGGTTCTTGAAATACGTCAAAGAAAGCGGTATCAAACTTTCCTACGAAGTGAACGGAACACCTTATATATTTCATCATGACTTGTTGAGTGAATTGAACTATGAGGAAAGAGGATATCCGGAATCCGTGTCAGAAAAGGTGAAGCATGTTATTGCAGACGATATAACCGAGGCTTTGAATGATAAGTTTAAAGGACTGAAAGACGAGGCTTTGAATTATGCGTTAAGCGAGTTTGACAAGCGGAAACACGGTTTGGAGGCTACTGCAAAAATATGGAAATGTCTTGCATTGATATTTTTCATTATGACTATTGTTTTAGTAATAGGCTTGCTTTTATTGTGAAATGATGTTAAATAACTAACAATTTAGACATACGCACTTGCGTATGTCATAACATAATATTATCTTTGTACTGTGAGATTAAGAGATGATAAGTCAAACAAGTAAAAGAAATAAGATTATGAAAGCAAGAGTTTTAGAAAAGTTCATCATGATGGAGTTTGTAAAAGGGAATTTGGATTCACAAGAACAAGTTAATGAAATGATAACTCTAATACAAAAGAAATTGGGTGTATCGGTAGAGAATGCAGGAGATTTCTTAAGAAAAGCTGTTGGATTGATTTAACAACAACAATTTGTTTTCTTCATATTAAAGGGTTACGTTTGTAGCCCTAATTTTTTAAATCTAAAGAAAATGGCGCAAAAACTATCTGCCGGATTTATGGCAGAATTATTCAAACTTGTATATATGGATTTGAATATCACTCGAATGGTAGTAAATAATCTGACTTATCAGTTAATACCCAAAGAGTGGCCCGGCTTCAAATTCTTATTAAAAGAGGCAACAGAAGTATTGAAGGAAAAAGATAAGGTTCCTTCTTTGGGCGTGGTGTCCCAAAAATACGCTGATAGTGATTTTGTGATTGAAGCGATAGATGCTGTGCAGTCAGCCGCCAAAGTAGACAAGGAAATCATTATAGACCAGTTGGAAGCGTACATTAAAGATGTGGAATTCCAGCTACTTTCTAAAAAAGTACATGATTTGTACGAAGAAGGAAAGAAAGAAGATGCTATACGGGTAAATGCGGAAGAGAGCCAAAGAATTTTATCCCTATCATTAAGGCATGAGGCAGGCGGTTTTCAGAAAGTGTTCTCTGATTTTGACAAACGAATGAAGAGGAGACGGGAAGAAGAAGAGGGGGAGGTTCCATCACGCGTAATGTTCGGACTTGATAAGATAGACCAGATTTCAGAAGGCGGTGCCACAATGGAAGATACCGTGTTATGGATAATGCGTTCGGGTGTCGGTAAGTCTACTGTATTGAGATATCACGGTATGCAGGCAGCTTTTGACGGACACCCGGTCTTGCATATACAGTTGGAGGGCGGTGCGCGTGCGTGTCTGGAAAGATACGACCAGTTTTGGACCGGGCAAAAATACGGGAACATCAGAAAAGGTGTCATAGATGACAAGTTAGCCGAGAAAATAGAAAAGGCTTTTGAAAACATGAAATCCTATTCCAAGGACATAGATGTTTATTCTTTTGAAAAATTCGGGCAGGCTACTATGGTGGATATCCGTAACGTGATAGTTTCCTATTACAAGAAAAACGGTTATTATCCGCATGTATTGATATTGGATTCGTTAGACCTTGTGGCAACAGGAACAAATAGAGTTGTAGACAATAATCCTACATTCAAAAAAGAAAAATTACAGACATGTGCACAACTTTTGAAAAATTTATGTGTAGAGTTTAAAATGGTGGGATTTACGGCAGCACAAGCCGGAAATGTGCCGTTGGAAATATGGGACAATTCGGACAAAGTGATAGACAGAAGCTATACGGAAGGGGACAGGACACTTGTAAAGCCGTTTTCCTTTGTGTTTACCGGGAACCGGACAAGAGAGGAAAAGAAACAGAACATAATGCGTATCTATATGGATAAGGTACGCGATTATGATACGGTAAAAGATACCTTCCCTATTGTGACGGATTACGGCAGGGGACGTTTTTGTGACAAGGCGCTGACAGCCGAATATTACGGAGGTGACAAGGGTTTCACGTCCTCTACTTCTGAAAAGAAGACAAGAAAGAAAAAGGACGAAGGCGGTGAAAAGCAAAATGATGTTAAAACAGAGGTGATTTAGACATAAGCACTTGCGTATGTCATAACATAATCTTATCTTTGTAATGTCTTCTTGAGGGAGACAAGAAAAAGAAGTCAAACGAGTAAAAGATAAAGGTTATGAAAACGATTCAGTACAAAAGTAATTTAGAGATGTGGAAGTTAGAAAAAACTTAAATTACAAGGTTTTGTAAAAACGTCAGATTGTTTTTGGTATCAAAATTACAAAAGAGGTAACGAACGAGTAACGTTAGAAAGAGCTTAAGTTTAAGATGTTCAGAGTTGACAAAAACGAAGTAATATCCGAACTGAATTTGTCCGTTTTTGGGGCAAAGGGGTTCATGCAAGACCGGAACAAGGAATGCCCTTTTTGCAATAAAAAAGGGAAATGGGGTATAAAATTCAACGATGCCGGGAATAACGGTGCGTTCCATTGTTTCAAATGTGGTATGAAGACCACCTTAAAAAAGTTCCTGGAGAAGATAGGAAGGAAAGACCTTATAAAGCAGGATTATGAAAACACGGTAAAAATGCAGAAATTGACCCCTCTAATAGATGACGAAGAAGAGGAAACAACAGAGGAAATCAAGGAATGCACCCTTCCTAAAAAATTGGAATATATAGATAAGGATGAATATTTGGATAAGAGGGGGTTCGTGAAAAGATATTATGAAGAATTCCGTCCGGCAGAAACAAAATTCTTTCTTGAAAGAAAGCTGCACGATAAGTTCATATTCCAGTTTACCATGAACGGCAAATTAGCCGCATGGCTGGCACGTTCAAAAAAAAGTAAGGAATGGCACGAGGAGAACCTTAAAAGGTTTAAGGAGGGTACGGAAAAGCTTGTATTGAGATATGAAAATTCACGTGACGGATTCTCCCATGTGATAGGAGGATATGACAATATAACGGACGAGACGGACACGGTTATAATCGTGGAAGGGATGTTTGACTATATATCGGTTGACACGAAATTGCATCTTTATGAATCACCGGATATAAAGTGCGTGTTTACGTTCGGAAACAACATGGGGTTAAGCCAGATAAGGCTATTGAGGGACAAACCAGGCATAAGGAACGTGATTTTGATGTACGACCCCGACAAGCCGGAAATGATTAAGACAGTATCAATGACCTTACAAAGATATTTCAATGTACAGATTGCCGAACTGGAAGACAAGAAGAAAGACCCTGGGGATGCGACACAAGAAGAACTCCTATGGGCGCTTGACAATATGACAGAACCGATTAATTATTATACAAGACATTTATAGTGTTGATTTTTTGCCATTTATCCTAATTTTTGTTAGATTTGAAGTCAAAAATAAGGACATGGAAAAATCACGGAAAATCAGTTTGGAGCAGTTTGTAATTAACTTGCAATTGGAGTATTTGAGTTGTAAATTACGTTCGATAGTTTACAATCGTATAGAAAGTGTCGAGCTTGTGAAGATATATAAGGACATAGCGGAGAAGAAGAAGACAAAAATTCTGAACTTAAAACAAAGGTTTCGCCTTGGTACGATGTTTGACAGTGACAAGGCGTTTTCAGATTTTTATTTGAAGGAATTTTTGCAGGAATACGGATTGCCGAACTTGCAATATTCGGAGAAAACGAAAAAGTCGGTTATGTTTTGGGACAGGTTCCACCTATTGAAACCGGGTACCATAGTGATATACAAGGGAAAGGAATATAAGGTGAAGATAAACCATCCGAATGACGATAATGTGGTGATATGGGTTAATGACGTGCCGGAACAGATACCATATACCTACTTCAAAATGAGATGGTTAGAAAAAATCGATATGAAAGATTTAAAATAATGGAGATAACATTTGTTTATCTCAAAATTAAATTGTTATATTTGCAGTGCAATTAAAGAACAAAAGATATGAACTATTTTGAGTATGAAGAAAAGGCGGCTACTACAGCTTGCTATAACGAAAAAGTGGCTTTATCCTATGTGACACTTGGCTTGTGTTCGGAGATGGGAGAAACCTATGAGAAAATCAATAACGAGGCAGAAACGGAAGAAATCTCTAAAGAAATTGGAGATATGTTTTGGTATCTTGCCATGATTCGCAAAGAGTGTAATCTTGATATTGAAGGTTGGGATTGGAAAGAAGCTTTGGCAAATGCAGAAGGTGCAGGCGTGTTTGATTTGCCCGTGGAAGTCGGAAAGATTGCGGACCAGGTTAAAAAGTGGTTGCGTGATGATTGGAAAGACGCGGAAAACAATGTATTCCCGGAAGCACGGAAGAAAGCCGTTTTGGAAGCCTGGAAGAATGCTTGGAAGGTAATAAACAGCATGATTAACCGCGTAGGGCTTGATACGGAAAAGATTGCCGAGCAGAATATAGAAAAACTGTTTTCGCGTAAACAACGCGACAAAATTCACGGAGCAGGAGACAACAGATGAGGAACTATGACAAAATATTAATGACCGGGGCGCAGGGCACGGGGAAGACAACCCTATTGAAAGCCTTGCAGAACGAACCGGAATTTGACAACTGGAAGTTTTACACGAATGTTGTCAGAACGATGGTTGAAGAAGAAGGGATAACCATTAATGAAGAAGGCACGTCCGAATCACAAAAGAAAATATTCGATAAATACACTCAAATAATGGAAGATGCCATGAAACAGCCTTCCATTAGCGACAGATGTATTATTGATGTGAATGCCTACACTTCATGGCTTTTTGATAATTGCAGCCCAAAAGACCCGGAATATAATAACCTGGCAGAAGAAGACTTTAAGGAGAAACGACAGATTGTAAAGCGAAAATATGAATTCCCTTTACTTGTCTATCTTCCTATCACATTCAGATTGCAAGGTGATGAGGTCCGTTCGGAAGATGAAGAATACCAGAAAGAAATAGACCGGAAAATAAAGCAGATTGTCGATAATTACGGAATACCCTACATTTCTGTTTCCGGTTCAACGGAAGAACGAGTACAGCAGATTAAAGATGCCGTATTCAGGAAAAAGGAGGACTGATGTATGGAATTTTCTTTGTTGACTTTAAGAAATGTTGGTCGGAAGATTGGAAT